TCAAGAACCTTCAAGATATGAAGCTCGGAGACTCCGCGGACTTCGCGAATCTCGCCTACTGGTTAACGGCGAACGGTACCGTCGCCGACGTGGAAGAAGCGAAGGTTGAGATTGATAAGCTCGTTGCGGCGAACGTTCTCGCGTTCGACGGTAAGGCGTACACGCTGGTAGGCTGAAGCTTACGCTGGAGACCCCCGGGGGACGGTTTGAGCCGTTCTCTGAGGGGTCTTTTTTATGCGTGGAGAACGGTTGTTGCGGCGGCTGGTCACGGCGGGATACGGCGGGTACGGTGGGGGTTTGACCAGCACGTTTTATATATGTATATAGAGAACTGAGTGTAGGTGGGGGTGCGTGTCTCTCGTCTAACAACCGTCGGCGGGGAGAGCATTGAGAGTATCCGAGTGGTACATTACTGGTACCTAGTGGTACATGTACCGGTTGTGTACCACCCATGTACCACCCGCTCAGCCCTACTCCCGCTTGGGTTTCCGGGCTTTTGTACCAGAATTACCAAGATTTTCTCCCTATTGTTAGTGGTACATGAGTAAAAAAATAGGCTCAAAAAGGTGGTACAAGTGGTACATAGTCCTCTAAGCCCTACTCCCATAAGGGTTTTCAGGTGGTTAAAAAGTGGTACATAGGTGGTACATAGGTGGTACATGTACCACTTTAGACGGTTTATGTACCGTTTTTATGGCTTCATGTAACGTTTTCGGCGGTACAAAGTGGTACAAGAGTGGTACATGAGCGGTACATGTACCGGTACATGTACCGGTGGTCCGGTTCTCGAATAACCGTTAATGGTCGTCGCGTTTTGTATAGTAGGGGGTACTTGTGAAAAGGGGAGAGTCATGGAAAATATTAAGAATACCGAAGCTGCACAGGATGAAGTTAAGGAAGCGACACCTAGCGAGAAGCACTTCAAGAAAAGTGTGAAAATCACTGCGTCCATCATCGCCGCGATTATCGTTCTTGGCGCAGGCGGCGGCTATATCTACGCTACGAACAAGGCGTATGAGTCTTATGAGTCTCAGGTCGAGTCTGCGAAGACCATCGATACGAAACTCGTCAAGAAAATCGAAGACGCTCAGAATCTTGCCAAGGGCACGAAGGATACGGACGTATTGGACAAGACCGTGCTGGACTCGTTGAACGCAAGTGTCAAGTCCGGCGAGGCTCAGAAGGGTAGTCCGAAGGCTGAGGATGTGAACAAGTGGATGCTGTGGGACGTGTCCAAGGCGAAGACCACGGTTGCCGATGACATCACCGCCGCGACCAAGGCCATCAGCTCCATCGACGCCGCCATGGGCAAGGTTGAATCCTCCAAGACGGCCAAGCAGGTCAAGGATGCGAAGGACACGCTCAACAAGACCATTACTGATGCGGAAACCCTGTATAAGGATTCCGAAGGCAAGGTGCAGGATGATAAGACACGTGAAAGCCTGAAAACCGCCATCGACACGGCAAAGAAAACCTCCGATGACAAGAAGGCGGACGTGAAAGCCCTGAACACGCAGAAAGACGCCGTGGCGAACGCCGTCAAGAGCGTGAACGACTCCAAGACGGCGAAGGAACAAGCCGACGCGGAAGCCAAAGCCAAGGCCGAAGCCGAGGAAGCCGCACGCCAAGCCGCACAACAGCAGTCGCAAGCCCAGACCCAAACCTACTCGAACACGAACTACAATCGCACGAACAGTGGCACCAGCACCTACAGTGCTCCGACGCAACAAGCCCAGACCCAACAGTCTACGCCACAGCAGAGCCAGACCCAGAATAATGGTTCCTCTAACTCTGGTTATCTTGACCTCTGCGGTACGGGTGATACTAGTGGCAAGGAATTTGACTATGTTCTTTGCCACTAAGAATTAGAAGGCATTCGTCTAACCGAATCTTCAAACGGCATCCACAACTGTCCCTGACACGATGGCGAGTACTTCGTGCTCGCCATCGTCTGCGTAAGCCGCGAGTATTTGCTTAGGTTCCAATACGATTTTAAAGATACTCCCCTGCTTACCGAATCTACTGGCGAACTTTTCCGCAATTTCGAGACTAGTCGTCCAACTCAACCCCATGTGCACGCTCTTGTCGATTTCCCCACGATAAACAATGATTGGCTTATTTACGAGCATCTCTAAAGGTTCCTCACCTTCGGTGCAAGGGCTTGTCTGCTTTAGCAATTCAACTAGGTTTTTATCGAACTGTTCGCTTGGGTATTCCTCGTGCTTGCGAACAGTCAACGCGATTTGACGTTGGAACTGCCCGTCTCCCAGTTCTTCCCAAGGCATGAGATTGTAAACCAGTTCAGCCAACGCAGTAGGTGCGAGAACCGTTCATGAACCGTTCGTCAACGTTGACGCCCCCATGTTTTTCACAGATTTTCTTTCACCAAACACTTTTAGAAAAATCTAAAATATAAGTATCTCTTCTAGAGATGGCGGGGCTGGAACGGGTTCTTCCTCTTTCCTTTCCTCTCGTCCCAGCCCCGCCAATATTGCCGACGAAACGTGAGGTGGGAGCCGTGAGCGAGCAACATGTGGGACTGCTTGTAGCGAACTCTCATCTCCGTTTTCGCTACTGCGAAAGCTGCAAAAAGGGCGTTCTCGACGACGCCGAAGGCGGCTTCATCGAAACCTACGACGCCGTGCTTCTTGATTACAAAACTGCCGCCGCCGAGTATTCAGCTGGCGGCGTTTTTGTCGAGCTTGGGCAGTTCAAGGCTCACTGGCCTGTTCATGCTTACAGCGTGCTGAAGCCCGAGGACGAGCAAGCTGTCTACCTTCGTTTTCATGACTGTTCACAGCCTGACGTCGCCGGGCATGTGAATGCCGACGCTCTATTTTCTCTCGCGAAACTCGACGGCGTAAACCGTCCCGTAATTGCAAAAATCCCATCCCGCAACCGTCCGAGCGAGGACGTAAACACCGTCGAACAGCTCGAACTGTTCGCTTAAAAACTAAGGAGACTCCCTTGGCTTCTCTCGCTAACAATAAGCGCAAGGGCGCAGCCTTTGAGAGTGCTGTAGCAGCCTATCTTGCGACTCACACTTCACAACCGGTTGAGCGCCGTCACTTGAACGGAACCTACGATAGGGGAGACCTTTCAGGACTCACGTTCGTCGGTCATCGGCTTGTCGTCGAGTGTAAAAACACGACGAAACTCGAGCTCGCCGCGCACCTTGCGGAAGCGGAACGTGAACGGTTCAATGACGGTGCTTTCGCCGGTGTTCTCGTCCAAAAAAGAAAAGGCGTCGGGCTTGATTCTGACGAGAAAGTGGGCAAGTCGTTCGTCGTCATGGACTTGAAAACCTTCGCCGACTTGCTCAACGTCGCTCAACAATCGGCCATCAACTGATTTACACGGAAGGATAAGTTAACAGTGAAACGCACAGCTCACCACAAAAAGAAAACAGAGTACCTCGCCGAGGTTGTCCCCGACGCTCCCAAGCACTTCGTCGCTAAGATTCTTTCTCCGGGAAAGTATTGGCTGAACCGTAAGCTTAGTTCACCGTCTTTTGGACTCTCTAGCACGTTCATGGTGGAGTGCAAATGCGGCAAAGCATTCTATGGGAAAGAGTTCGCAGCTCACCTCGAGAAACATGGAATGACGGTTCACCATCACCTCGGCGCAACCGTTCATTATCTGCTCGGAACTAAGTACGCGTGCGCTTGCGGCGAACTGTTCGATTCCTTCGACGGTCTCGCCGAACATATCTCTGAAGCTCAAGCTCTCGAGTCCGAAGCCATCACCGAAGGCTTCGCAGACCTGAACGATACCCTACTTAGCCTTGCCCAGCAGCTTCGTGCTCTCAACGAAAACGATTATCAATATCTCTAAGAAAGTGAGGAAGGCTTGAACATGCAACGTTCCGATGAATCTATCAAAACATATCCACTTTTACAAAACCCCTTTGACGAAGACGGCGAGGTACGCCTGAAACTGTCGAAAACTCAAGAAACCGAGCTGTTTGAAGCCCTTCGACAGATAACCGCTCTCGCACGCCCTGTTTACCAAATCGCCATGCGCGAGGTGTCCGTGAACCGTCGAAACTGCGAACGTTCCGGCAACAAGGCCACAGCTCCGTCGCCTATCAACGAGAAGGCTTTCGAGCTCTACAATGAAGCCGCCGAGCTTGTTCTCGAAGCCGCGCGACTATGCAACGAAGGCGGGTTCGTGCAGCTCGGGCGGGTCGATGGGATGACGGTTGATTTTGCGTTCGCTCGCATGATTATTCTCGCAAATCCCGTGCCCATCACGTCTTACTGCGACGAAGAGCACGGCGACCCGTTCCAACGGTTGGCGGACTTCAAGCGCGTAGCTAATGCTATGAAAACCGTTTGTGTGGCGGAACCGTCTCGCAAGGTCGTCGGTGATTGTCCGCTGTGCGGTGAAGCTGTCTGGGCTGATGAAGACGACCTTGTGGGCCATTGCGTTGGATGTCGGAACCGTATTCCGACGGCTGTGGCGGCGAGCGAGCTGCTCCATCGTCTGTCTCAGGCGGACGTGTGGCGGAGTCAATCGGACACGTCCCGGCTGCTTGGAGTTGCGGGCGTGAACGTCCCGCAGTCCACTATCGCGACGTGGGTTCGGCGCGGCAAGATTGAAGCCGACAACAGAGGGCGCGTCTGCTTCCGTGAGGTGCTCGAACGTTTTTTAGTGAATGCCGAGCGGGGATGTTGAATCGTGAATCACCGTTCCCGTTCGGTAGTGTTAAACGCTCTGTGAAGGAAAACGCTTACGCGTTGGCGACGGTTAAGGCGTGCTGTCTGCGTATTGAAGGTGACTGCTGGATTTGGAACGGCAGGGACTATCCTCGTGTCCAGCAAGGCGAAGTCCATCGGCTTATCGCACGGACGGTTTATGGAAAACCGATTGACGGTTCTTTGCAAGTCCACCACCGTTGTGCGAATCCCAAATGCGTGAACTTCATGCACCTTCAGGTCGTGACGCCCGAAGATAATCTCGCAGAGATGTTTGAGAGGAAAGCGTATACGGGCTTCATTGCTTCGTGCGTTGTTGTTATTCGTCGGCTTGACCCGTCGAATGATTTGCTCTCAAAGATTCCGGCGGCGTGTTCGCGACAAATCCTTAATGAGAATGATTTGCAATAAGGAATGCAATAACTTAACATTATATAGTCGAGAAACGTATAACAAAGATGAATCTAGATAGTCGGCGACTTTCTGATGACTGCGCCGCTCGCGTTCGCCTCGACGCTTGCCGAGTTCTTTGTCTCTCCGCTCGGCTTCCCAGCCCACCGCCGCATGAGCCTAGTTAGCGGTTCCGACGGTGGGCATTTTCTTTTTTAAGGGAGACTACACGACAAGGAGATGACGATGGATTTCATTAAGCTATTCAACTCGCGCGGGTACTTCATTACGCCGTACGTCGATGAGTTCGACGGCCTTGAGCGCACATTCACGTGGCGCTTGAGTGCAAAGCAGCGTGCGATTCTTCGATACAAAATGAACGGTGCTACCAAAGGCTTCTACCCGCTTGTCGAGACCGACGAAGACGCAGCGTGGCTACGAGATGTCGCCGAACATATTGACGATGCGCTTCGCGCTTACGACGCTGGGATTGATATTCATGAACTGTTGAAGCGCGAAGGCCGATTAGCTAAGCCTATTCACTATATTCCGCGCGAGCCAAAGAAACCGACGAGGGGGCGAGCGTAAGGTGATGACTGTTAACGAAAAGAAGAGAAAGCTCACGGCTGAGCTTATCGAGGCTCAAGACCAATTGGTTAACTCTATTGGCGACTTCCGCCGATACTTCGACGCCGACGAACGGATTAGGAAAGTTCGTCGCGAACTACGTAAGCTCGAGCGAGGTGAGTGAGTGATGGTTAAGGTTAGTTACTACAATGGCGCGGCTGATATGAGCTCTGTTGAGTTCGCTCAGGCTAAAGGTTTCCGAACGAACCGTCATGGCGAGCTTATTGTTTTTGATAATCATTCTCAAACAGTAGTCCTGTTCTCTTCGGGCGACTGGGCGTTTGCGGAACGGGTTGACTAGGCTATGTCCAAACGAGTTAACGTCCGGCGACAGAACGGTGCAGCTCGCGCAAGGATTAAGTCGAGACTAATCTCTGAGTCTCTCGGTAATCCCGTGTGCCATTTGTGTGGCTTGCCTATTGACACTCGGCTCCCAGCTGGACATCCATACAGCTTTGAGATTGACGAGCTTGTCCCAGTGAGTAAAGGCGGCGACCCACATGACGTGCGTAACTGCGCCGCGTCCCATCGACTCTGTAATCAACGTCGAGGGAACAAAAGCATGAACGAGCTTGCGTCGAGCTCAAGTGAAGCTCGACAACCGAACATGCCTTTGCGCAATTCAAGACATTGGTGACACGACACGCCGACTGATTTGACATAAGAAGACCACGGGTAGTGACCCGAGCTTCTCGAGCGAGCCCACCCAGCGGTTAAGGGCTGAATATCCCCCCGCGTTTTTTCAGGAGATTTCATGGAACAGCCGAAACTGCCGTCTGGGGTGAGTTGGGGTGAGCAGACACTCGCTTGGTGGGCTAGTTTGGCGTCTGTCGTCGGCGTTGACGGTTGGACGAGCGCCGACTGGCAGTTTGCGATGGATACGGCGCTCGTGCATGATGCCGTCTGGAACAGTGGCGAGCTGAAGTATATGCAGGAGCTTCGCCAACGTGAACAGGCGTTGGGGATTACCCCAGCCGCTCGACCGACGAAGAGTTCTGTCGAAGTCGCCGTTGAGAAAGTCACGGAAACACCGTTGCAGAGAATTACTGAACGAAGAATAGAGAGACGTAATGCTACGAGGAAGTCAAACACCGACGTTCGAGCTTGAGCCCAAGTGCTCGTCTCACGACGACGCTCGAGATTGTGTGGACTTGGCTGAAAGTTACGGCTTGACATTCGATGAATGGCAGCAGCTTGTTGTGAACGGTTGGCTCGCCACCGACGGTAAAGGACGGTTGGCTGCAACTGACGCCGCTGTGGTACTGCCGCGTCAGAACGGCAAGAACGGTGTTGTTGAGGGCGTCGAACTGTTCAAGACAACCGTTCAGCATCGAAAGATTTTGCACACGGCTCACGAAGTGAAGACTTGCCGTAAGCATTTTTTGCGCATGTGTGATTATTTTCAAAACGACGATTACCCCGAGCTGAAAAGTCTTGTCAAGTACATTAGACAAACCAATGGGCAAGAAGCTATCGTGTTAAAGAACGGTGGTTCGATTGAGTTTATTGCGCGTTCTAAATCTTCTGGCCGTGGCTTCACTGTTGATGATTTGGTCATGGATGAAGCGCAGGAGCTTACGGACGAGCAGCTTGAAGCCTTGCGTCCAGTCATATCCGCCGCGCCATCTCATAACCCGCAAACAATCTACATGGGGACGCCGACGCCGCCGTCTTCGCCGGGAACGGTTCTCATTCGTCTCTACAAGAAAGCGCATGGAGAGAAGCCACCGAAGCGTCTTGCGTGGTTCGAGTGGTCTGTAGACGAGGTAGGCGACATTCACGATAAGAAACGTTGGGCGCTCACAAATCCGGCGCTCGGCATTCGTCTTTCCGAGGAAGTAATCGCAGGTGAAGCTGATTCGTTCACGCCCGAATCGTTTGCGCGCGAACGGTTGGGCTGGTGGGATATTCACACCGACTCGGACACGGACATGAACGTCGAAGCGTGGAACAACTGTGCTACCGACGACCCGCCGACGAACGGTTATGCAGCATACGCTATCAAGTTCGCCGTGGACGGTTCTCGAGTATCACTGTGTGCTTGCTTAAAACCGGACGACGAAAACGCGAAGCCCCATGTGGAGCTGATTGATTACAAGCCACTCAAGTATGGCTTCGGTTGGCTTGTGGACTGGTTAACAGCCGACGACCCGAACCACGAGGGCCTGAGCCGATGGCGTGCCTCGCTGGGTATAGCGATTGACGGGCGTGCTGGCGCGGCGAACATGGTTGCGAAACTGCACGACGCTGGCGTGAGCAGTAAAGTCTTGCGAACGTCTGGCGCTTCTCTCGTAGGTGATTCATGCGCAATGTTCGAGCAAGCCATCAACAACGGCGAACTGACGCAGTTCAAGCAGCCAATTCTGGACACGGCGATTTCTTACGCTAAACACCGTCCGATTGGACGTTCGGGAGCGTTCGCCTATGAACCGTCACGCGAATCGATTGATACAGACCCACTGGAAGCTTGCGCACTCGCATACCAAGTTGCTCGAACGAGCAAACGTCATCCCGGACGTGTACAACGCGCGTGGAGATAGACATATACATATATATATAAGGAGAAGACATGATTGAAGATATCGACGACACCTCGCTCTCTTATGAACTGTTCCTCGCAGAGAACGGTCATCATACCGTTTGGATTTGCCCGAGTTGGCTTCAGGTGCACGAGCTTCTGAAAGAGACCGAAGTAGCGCCTATCTGGGTTGAATCGTTCTTTCACTTCGATAAGAAAGACGGTTGCGTTTCCGTCGGTCTCGCCGAGTCATTCTGTGGTTGGGCGGGTGTTGACCGTGTTATCGTGGACGCGCGTGACGGCGGCATTTGGGTGAAGGAGCTTGCGCCGCTTATCGAGAGCGCGAAGCATGTAATCATTCTTCACGATTACGACGACGAAGAGTCCTTCGTATACGACGATTACGACGACTATGAGGAGTTCGCGCTGTGAGTGACGAAGGTATCTTTAGTTCGGCGACGAAGTATCCACTTAAGCGGTTCTCTGTGAACAAGGCTGAGGGTCTCGAGGATACTGCCGACCTTGCAACCGTTAATGACCTAATCCGTGTCTGGTACGACCATTATCCGCGTAATCTGATTCGCGGCGGCTACTACTCGTGCTCTTACGGCCTGAAGGACTTTGGCATTAGCGTACCCGCCGCTATTCGTTCTCAGGTCACAGCTTGTATCGGCTGGCCGTCGAAAGCCGTTCGCTCGCTCGCTGACCTAACCGTCTTCGACGGGTTTGACGTTGGTGATTACGACGAGTACGATGTGTCTAGTCTTGTAGACGAACTCGACCTATGTGATGCAGTAGACCAAGCGGTTGTGTCAGCATATATCTACGGTTGCGCGTTCCTAACTGTTACAGCCGACGAAGACGGTCAGCTTGTCGTGGTGCCGCGCTCCGCTGAGAACAGTGCGGCGATTTGGGACGGGCAACGTAACCGAATAGCTTCCGCTATGACGATTACCGACGCGACGAGCAAAGGTATCGTCACTGCTTTCAACGTGTTCTTGCCGTATCGTTCTTACCAATTTACTAAGGTGGGCGGCAGGTGGTTTGCTGAGATGTCCGAAACGAACTATCCAGCGCCGACCGTTGTACCGTTCGTGTCTGACCCTCAGCTCAGTCGTCCGTTAGGCAACTCGCGAATCTCTCGAGCCGTCATGTCTGCTACAGACATGGGTTTCCGCACCATGGTACGCATGGAAGCGTCCGCCGAGTTCTACAGTGTTCCAAAGCTCTGGTTCCTTGGTGTGAACCGTGATGCATTCGACGCTGACACATGGTCTAATCTCGTCTCCGCGATTAACGGTATCAACTCAGACGAGGAAGGCGAGAAGCCTACCATGCAGCAGGTCTCGCAAGCGTCGATGACGCCGCACTCTGACATGCTGAAGACTATCGCTCTGCTTGTGGCGTCTGACACTGACCTTCCCGTCGATTCTCTTGGCATTACCATGAGCAACCCAACCTCCGCTGAAGCGATGGCGGCTGCGGAACGCAAGATGACCCGTCGAGCTGATAGGCAGAACCGTATTTTTGGCAAACAGCTCAAGCACTTGCTCCAAATGCTCATCGTTCTTCGCGACGGCTTGACCGAGATTCCCGACGAGCTGAAAACCGCTCGACCGGTGTTCATGCCTACGCGGGAAATTTCCGACGGTGCACGCGCTGACGCCTATGTGAAAATCGCTGGGCAGAACAGCACTTACGCCACGTCTTCTGTGGCCTATCACCGACTCGGCTTCAGTACGGCTGAGATTGAATCCCTGAAACGTGATGAATCCAACGCGAGGGCGACGTCTGTGCTTGACGCGCTCGTAGCAAGGAGTAATAGCGATGGCGGAACCGACGATAACGAAGGCTGACGTCCAAACCCTCGCCGACGCGCAGAAAGAAGCCATCAAGCAAGCCCAACGCGAACTGGGCATGGTGTGGCGTGAAACCGAAGACCTTGCGCCCGCCGCTCGACGTGACGCGCTCGTGGACTTGACACAAGCGATTGTGCATAGGTATGGGAACCTCGGGTCGAGTGCTGCGGAAGAATGGTATAACACCGTTCGACTCCGGTGGTTCGATGACCTCTTCGAGGTGAATCCGTTCGAGCAAGACCCGAACGACGATTACCAGCTTAGGCGTATTATTCGCGCTAAGGCCGATATGCTGTTTCCTGAAGCCGAACGCTACGACCCCGAGGGTTTTCTGAAGTATCTGAACAACGTGGTCGAACGCAACGTCCATCAGCATGGTCGAACGACCATTGCCCGAGCGGTTGAGAAGGAACCGCATAAGGGTGTCCGATTTGGCCGAGTTCCGACGGGTGCTACGACATGCATTTTCTGCTTCATGCTTGCGTCTCGTGGCTTCGTGTACCGTTCGTCTGATACTGCGTCGTTTAAGGCTCATTTCAAGGATGATTGCGAGATAGTCCCTGAATTTAAAGCTGGGGCTAATCAAATCGAAGGCTACGACCCCGACTCGATGGCGAGTATGTGGGCGGAAGCTCGAGCCTCGCTCGATAGCGACGACGTAGACACGTCCCGGGCGAAGTCGAAGATTACGAATCAAGTCATGTCCGTGCTCCGTCAACAGCACCCCGAACTGTTTGAGGGTTCAGACGGGCGAGTTCACTAACTTATGGGTAGGTACATGATGCCTACCCCCTTTTACCTTTTTTGACGGTTCCCGCACGGGTACCGTCCTTTTTTGATTAACCGTTCCCCGCACGGGGAAGATGAAGGAGTAATAATGGCTGACGAAAACGAGAACGTCGAAGACGTTGAGAACGGTTCTGACGACGGTACTAAAGAGCTTTCGGCTGACGAGTGGAAAGCCAAGTACGAAGAAGCCGTCAAGCATTCCCGCGAATGGGAGAAACGAGCCAAGGCGAACAAGAACGCCGCTCGTACCCTCGATGACGCGAACACTGCTGCAAAGAACGCGGAAGATGCTTTGGTTGAAGCTGAGAAGCGAGCGAAGGACGCCGAAAGCAAGCTTGCGGATTACAAGCACTCTGCCGAAGTTGCGGCTCTCAAGGCCGCTGTGTCAGCCGAGACGGGCGTTCCAGCTGGACTTCTTCAAGGTGAAACCGAAGACGATTTGAAGGCTTCCGCTGAAGCTCTCATGAATTGGAGCAAGGGACGCCCCCGCGCACCGTTCGTGAAGAATCCAGCCGGTGCCCCCAATAACAAAACCAACGAAACGTCGGACGCTGCGAAAGCTATCGCTAAAGCACTGTTCGGCACAAGCAAGTAAGGATATAGAGTATGGCTACTCTCGATACCTCTAAAATCATTCTCCCCAATAGCGTCACCACAGAGGTGGCGTCCAAGCTGCACGACACCTCTGTCGTGGCGGCACTGTCCCCGGCTGATACCTTGACGGGTTTCACCGACGACGCCTACAACTATTTCACCGGCGGCGCTGTCGCCGAGGTTGTGGCCGAGGGTGCTCAGAAGAGCTCTCACGATACCGCCATCACCCCCGTGCAGGGCAAGCGCTTCAAGGTGCAGTGCACCACCCGTTTGAGCTCCGAACTCTCTTGGGCTGACGAAGAAGACCAACTGAAAATCATCGACGCCATCCAAATGGACCAAGCTGGCGCTATCGGCGAGGCCCTTGATTACGTGATTCTGCACGCCATCAACCCGGCGACTGGAACCAAGCTCACCGGGTATACCGCTGTGTCTTCCGGCGCGAACACTGTGAACGCCACCAACGACGCTCTCGCTGATTTCGATAGCCTGATTGACGGCGCGATGAACGCCGACATTACCGGCGTGGCTCTGTCTCGCACTTGGGCTTCTACTCTGCGTAAGCTGCGCACTTCCACTGGTGCTCGACAGTTCCCTGAAATTCCGGCAAGCTTCGACACTGGTGTGCTCGAAGGTATTCCGGCTTCCACCTCGAAGACTGTTTCCGCGCCGCTCGCCAAGACGGATACCAAGGTGCTGGCCTTCTTGGGTGACTTCAGCACCATCAAGTGGCGTATCGCCCGCCCACTTGAAGTGAGCGTGATTCCGTTCGGCGACCCGGACGGCGCTGGCGACCTTCAGCGATTCAATCAGGTGGCCTACCGTTCCGAAGCTGTCTTCAGCTACGCCGTGCTGGACGCCAAGCGTCTTGCAGTTCTGAAGTCCGCTACTGCCTGATAGGAGCTCTCGTGACCGATTATCAAGTTTTTGCTTCGCTGGCGGACTTAGAGAATCGGTGGCATGTCGTGGACGCGAGCCTTACAGCCAAGGCTCAAACAGCTCTTGATGACGCGTCGTGCATTATCGTAGACGAGTGCAAGTTGGCGGGGGTGGAAGTTAGCTCTATCTCCGTCAACACATTGCGTGCCATCACGTGCGCAATGGTTATTCGCAAGCTCACTACTGACGACGACCATCTGGGCGTCACTAACAGTTCGCAAACGGCGGGCTCGTTCAGTGAGTCGTTCACCTATACGAATCCCATGGGTGACTTGTACTTGACGTCCGCCGAGAAGAAACGGCTAGGCTTGCGTAAGCAGCACGCGTTCGCGTTCGACACATCCACGACGGCGACGCCAACAATCACGTTCCGTCCAACCCCCGAGGGGGTGGCGTGAGTGCGTGGCGAAACGATAACCGTTCTTCGCCGAGTTAAAACCGGTGTTGACGCTGGGAATAATCCCGTCTACAAGACCACCGAGGAAAACGTGAACAACGTGCTCGTGTCACCGCCAACCACGGCGGACGCGGGCGGCGAACGCCCCGACGGGATAACCGTTGACCTTAATCTCGCCTTCCCCCGCGCGTACACTGGCGAAGCCTTGCGGGGCTGTTCCATTCTCGTGCGTGGCGACAAGTATAAGGTCGTCGGCGACCCTCAGCGGGTAGACGGTGGTTTGACGCCGACGGCTTGGAATATGCTTGTTCAGGTGTTTAGGAGTGATGGCTGATGGCTAAAAACGTAAAAGTTAAAGTCGATTCCAAGGCTGTAAAGGCTATCTTGAACTCTGCTGAAGTGAACGCCGAAATTCAACGACGCGTAGACCGCGTGACCGACGCCGCGAACTCCATGTACGGCGCTTCGGGATATAAGGGCGACGTCAAAAAGACCGACCGTGCTCATGGCGCAGTCTACCCCGCCGACGTTTACTCTAAGCGTTCCAACGCCAAGCACAACACGCTGCTCAAGGCGCTCAGCGCTGGAAAGGGGTGAGTGTGGCTATTCCGTTTGAGTGCGAGCTCGTCCAATGGCTTTCTGTCCAGCCCGAGCTAGCTGAGATTCCCGTGTCTACCGACGTTCCAGCGAACCGTCCTTCTAAGTTCATCTCCATCGAGCGAACCGGCGGCGAACGAAGCAAGATTCTGGATAGGCCGGAATTGGCTATCCAATGCTGGGCTTCGTCGAGTGTCGAAGCGTCTGAACTAGCCGACGAGCTTGTTGATGTCGTGCTCCCGCGTGTCTACGTCCTGAGTGATGTGGGCGCGTTCTCTATTAATTCCGTATATAACTATCCGCTGGACGAGACTCAACCGCGTTATCAGATAACCGTTAATGCTGTGGTGCATACAGCCGTCCGGCGAAGCAAATGAAAGAAGATAAATAATGGCTACACCTAACGCAAACAACGTTTCCGTCGGAAAGCCGCATGGCGAAGACGACCGTTATGCTGGCGGCTTCTGGTATGGTATTAAGAGCAAAGTGAAAGTGCCTACTGATGCCGTGACTGCCCTCGACGAAAACTTCGTGGACGGCGGCTATTTGAGCGACGACGGCGTTACCAACTCGGTTGACCGCGACACAACCACCGTCACCGCTTTCGGCGGCGACACCGTGCTTAACGTCACAGCGTCCAAGACCGAGACGTTCCAGTTTGGTATGCTCGAAACATCCAAGGACACGATGGCATTCGTCTACGGCGCTGATAACGTCACTGGAACCGATGACGCCTTCGTTGTGAAGCACAATGCTAAGGATAACCCGCGTCTGGTGGACGTGTTCGAGTTTGCCATGACGGGCGACCGTGTGAAGCGAATCGTCATTCCTGACGGGCAGGTGTCTGATTTGGATGACGTGACTTACGCTGATGGCGATGCTATCGTCTACACGCCTACTATCACGGCTTACCCGGACTCTGCCGGTAACACCGCCTACGAGTACATTGCCAAGGTTGCGGCTGGTACGTCCGCTCAGGCTGAAGCTGCTGGACTTGCAGTGTACGACGACGAGTCTGCACCGTCCTTGGACAAGGCCGCTGTTACTACCGAGTCCACTGAGTCCGCTGAGGCTACCGCCTGAGTTCTTACATGCGAATCTGCATGTAAATCATCTAATTAATCTTCCCCAGCAACGCTAACCGTGTCCGGCGTTGTTGGGGTTTTCTTCTTTTAGGACACGAGACTAGGACACGAAAATGACCGTTATTTTGAAAGACTTTCGCCCAGCAGATGGCCGTGTGACCATCGTCTTCCCGGACGGCTTCAAGACCTCTCTTCCAAACGCTCAGGTGTTGACGCTCGGTCAGCTGCGCCGACTTATCAATAATGACTTTCAGGTTCTCTACGAGCTGTTCCCAAAGAAGGCTCACTCACGTCTGGATAATCTGTACAATAAGCAGCTCAGCGACCTTGTACAAGGATGGCTGGAAGAGAGTGGTACTGACCCAAAAGGGCAGCAGCAGTAATCTATCTAGCCGACAAGTACGGCGACCAGCTCAAATACGAGCTACTCACGCACGGCTTGCGTTTGGCGGACATGGGACGTTCGCTCTCGTTCGACGACGTGTACGTCCTCGCTGTGAACTGCAAGCCGGGCTCTCCCCTCGCCGTTGCGTTGAACCCGCAAGCCGCGTGGACGTCGGTTGATTACTGGTTAAGTAGTATCGAGTACTCGCTCCGCTGGCTCGTCTGGGCGAAAACCAAAGACGGCGAGAAAGGCCGCAAACGTCCGAAACCCGTTAAGCCACCGCAAGCCGGAACGAAGAAGAAAAACAAGCAGTTTGTGGGCATGAACAAGAAGGCGCTCAAAGCCTTCCTTTCAGCACCACGAATGCCTATGCCCGGCGCGAAGCCGACGGTTCATTCACTGCCCGACGATACAGAGTCGCAGACAAAGTAACAAGGAGAAAGAAATGGCTACGACTCTAGCGACGGCGTGGCTGAACATTGTTCCGTCCATGAAAGGCGTTAGTTCCGCTGTAACGGCGGGGTTCAGCAACGTCAACGGTACGTCAATCGGCAGCAAGATTGGCTCAAAGGTCAAATCCGGCGTCGCCGCTGGCTTGTTTGGCGTGGGCGGCAACGTGTCGAATGAACTCGGCAAAGTCAACGGTTCGGCGGCTGGCTCCAAGATTGGCTCCAAGGTCAAGGCTGGTGTCGCTACCGGTTCGGCTGGCACGGGTAATGGCGTATCGAACGAGCTTAATAAAATTAACGGTTCGTCGGCGGGTTCCAAAATCGGTTCCCAAGTCAAGTCCGGCGTCGCGGCTGGGTCTTCCGGCTTAGGTAGCAAAATATCAAGCGAACTCAGCGGCGTGGACGGTTCAGCCGCTGGCACGAGCGTCGGCACTAGCTTTAGTGAGGGCTTTAAGAAAATTGTTGTGGCGATTAGCGCCGCCGCTATTACAACGAAAATCGCTGAAATAGCCAAGGAAGCCTTCCAGTCCTATTCAGACTTTGAACAGCTGTCCGGCGGTATTCAAAAACTGTACGGTAACGCGAGTAAATCTCTTCAGCAGTACGCGGCAGACCAAGGCAAGAGCGCGGATGAAGTTTCCGTGGCATGGCAACGTAACGAGAGCGCACAGGCGGCGGTCATGAAGAACGCGCAACAAGCTTGGAAAACCTGTGGTATGTCAGCAAACGACTATATGCAAAACGCAACCACGTTCAGCGCAGCCCTGATTAACTCCCTTGGCGGTGATACTCAGAAAGCCGCTGAGCTTGCCGATACCGCTATGCGTGATATTTCGGATAACGTTAACACTTACGGTACTGACGTTGAGCTTGTGCAAGGTGCTTTCCAAGGATTCGCACGCGATAACTACACCATGCTCGACAACCTCAATCTTGGTTATGGTGGCACCAAGGAAGGCATGGAAGAGCTTATCAAAGATGCTAACGAATGGGGCGCTGCCAACGGTGGCGCTTCCGATTTGTCCATCGACTCGTTCGCTGATATAGTGACGGCGATTGACCAGATTCAGCAAAAGCAGAACATCGAAGGCACGACCGCTCGTGAAGCTTCGACGACTGTTGACGGTTCTGTTAAGTCGATGAAAGCTTCGTGGCAAAATTGGTTGGCTGAGTTGGGTAAGAGCGATGCTGATATGGGCTCGCGCACACAAGAGCTTATCCAGTCTGCTCAGACTGTGGCTGATAACGCTCTCCCCGTGATAGCGAGAATTGCTGGGAACGTGTTTAATTCCATCGGTCTCGGCGATATCGGTTCACAGTTTATTAACTTCGCGAACAATTTCGATTCTATTAAAAATACGGCGAGTGAAGCGTTCTCGCAAATGAAGAACGCTGCTCAACCGTTCATAGACACTGTAGTAAATTTCGCTTCGACAACCGGCGCGAGTCTGATGAATTTTCTTAGCGGCTTGTTCTCTATCGTTCAGGCGAACATGCCCGCGATTTCCTCAATGCTGCAAGCCGTCTGGGGTTTCCTCCAACCGTTAGTTCTGCTGGTGATGCAGATAGCTCAAGCAGTAATCACCCAATTGTTGCCGCCTATTCAAAACCTGATAGCTGCCATACTGCCGCCGCTCATAGCTTTGATTACTTCTACATTTACAGCTTTCCAATCGTTTTCTACCACGGTTGCGGCTGTCGTAATGCCGGTTGTCCAAAACATTATCAATATATTCAAAGGCGTTATTACTATCCTTCAGGGTGTTGCCGAGTATATCGTTGGCGTTTTTAGTGGCAACTGGTCTCAAGCGTGGGAAGGTATCAAAACCGTCTTCTCGGGCGTCTGGACGATTATCAAAAACGTGTTCGTCGGGCAATGGAATGCTATCACCGGCGTCCTCAAAATCGGACTGTCGTTTGTTAAATCAGAGTTCAGCGCTGTCTGGAACAACGTTAAAGACCTCGTTACGAACGTTTGGAACACAGTCATTGGGGTAGTAAGTAGCGGCGTTAACAACGTTGTAGGATTCGTAAGCGGACTCCCCGGCAAAATTAAGGGATTCTTCAGCAATGCAGGCGACTTGCTTGTTGGCGCTGGTAAAGCTATCCTGAACGGCTTTCTCAACGGCTTGAAGAATATCTGGAAGAACGTCAAGTCGTTCGTCTCAAACATTGGTGATTGGATTAAGCAGCACAAGGGCCCGATTTCTTATGACCGTAAGCTCTTGATTCCGGCTGGTGAAGCCATCATGGGCGGTTTTGCCAAGAGTCTCGCCGACTCGTTCAGTGACGTGAAAGACGTAGTGGCTGACGCGAACGGTTACATGTCTAGCGCGTTTGACGATATTAACCCTGAAGCCACAATCTCCGCCGACTTGTCGAAGACCGGCCGAGCGAATTTGACTTCCGCCATCGACTCCCAGCTGGCGATTCCTTCCAAGAGTGACCCGAACGCTATGACCTACGACCAGATGGTCACTGCATTGAAGAAGGCACTGGACGCGCAGGATACGACCATCGTATTGGATACGGGTGTCGTGGCGGGCAGTGTGAACCGTCGCTTGGGAACTAATCAGAATCGAGGACTCTAATGGCTCTATCTCTGCGAGAGCGAAGTTTTGCGGCTGACAAGTCGGACATCTACATTGACGGCAAGAACTTGCGAGCCTACGGCTGCTTCGTCACTTCCGACGGTTGGACGATTGAGAAAACCACGCCGAGCACTAATTACACTGACGTGCCCGGTGTGGAAGGCGGCGCGGATACCACGGCTGAGAACGTGGACGACGCCGCCTACTTGGGCCGTCGAGACGTCACCATCAACGTGGCGGCGGTAGGCGACCAAGGCGAAGTACTCGAAGCGAAACAGCTCGTCGGCTACCTCGTCGGAAGAACCGTCGAACTGTTTAATCTGCTCGAAGGATTGACGCTGACCGGACGTGTGTCCGTCGATTCGTGGGAAGACATTTTTGCGGCGGGTGGTAAGCTCGTCGGCTCGACCACGAGTATTACGTTCGATTGTGAACCGCTCGCGACAGGCAAAACCGTGCGCGTGGACTTGAAGAGGGGCACAAACGACGTGACCCTGAAGGGCAACCGTGCAGTTCGCCCACGGTGTGGGATTTACGCGTCGAGCGGGAGTGGCAGTGGATTGTATGGGTTCAAAATCGGTTCAACCACAATGAAAACCAATGATAGTTTCCCGCTTAGTAAGGGTTGCGTGTATGACTGTGCCAACCGTTTCGTTTACGGTGTTGCCGAACTGTCGAGTGTGACGAGCTCCGATACGCCGCTGAACCTTACGTTCGATTCGGACTGGTTGCAGCTCCCCGCTGGCAAATTCCAGATAGTAGCTGACGCTCCAAGCTACATCGAATATGAACCCAAATACGTTGTGTGAGGTGCTTTCGTGAGATTCCTAAGAACAGACTGTCTCGGCAGGGTATGCCGTTTTGAACCCCAGCTGATTAAAGCCGAGCAGACGGAAGAGCTCGACGGCGATTTCACTCTGGAACTCACATGCTTGGGTGTTGTCGAGATTGGCCAAGGCGACCATCTTATTTATGAGGATGATAACGGTACGCTTCGAGACACCATCGTCGTTTCGCCCGAGGTTTCACACGACTCGTCCGGCGTGACGACTTCCATTGTCTGTCATGATGCGTTTGCTGAACAGTCATCTAAGGTGTATATCGACGACAAGCGTGTTCGCGGGGGTACTGCGCAGAAAACCATGCAGTCCCTCTTCAGCTTCTCTTCGTCAAAATTCCCTTTCTCGGGGGACGCCGAGGATAACGGTGTAACGGCTGATATTTCGTTCTATCACACTTTCCTTTGGGATTCCGTATCGTCCGCAGCTTCCACATTTGGGATGGAAATTCAACGCACGTACACGAAGAAAACGTCCGTTGAGTGGAACAATACGACAGGGGAAAGTTATCCACTCGCGTGGTGTACTTGTGCGGTAAAGCTCGTCAAACAGCTCAAAAGCTCCGAATCATTGACTCGCCGATTTGATTACGGTTACGACTTACAGTCGGCCACCCGCACGGTGTCCGCTGACCTCCCCGTGACACGCATGTACGGGTTCGGCAAGGGTCTTGAAACTGATAACGGCGGGTATTCACGTAAGCTTACGTTCGGTGACATCAACAAGGGATTGAACTATGTTGACGCTGCCGGGCAGAAAGGCGTATACCCCCAAGGTGTGTACTCAGACGTATGGTATGACCAGACGTTTGAATGGGTTTATGACCTTGAACCCTACGTCGGCATATACGAAAACTCGGACTGCGAGGACGCCGCCCAACTGTTGAAGGAAACCAAGGCAGCACTTGTTGAGGCGTCCCAGTCGAAAGTGTCCTACGAAGTCAGCGTGACTGTTCTCGCTCGCGATTCCGACGCCACCAAAGGCAACTTCAAAGTCTACATTGGCGACAGCGTGACGGTTGTAGACAAGGAACTGGATTTGCGTGTGAACGCTCGAGTTTCCAAGCGTGTCGTTGACCTTCTTGACCGAAACAACACAACCGTCACCCTCGGTAACGTCGTCGCCGCCTTCTCCACTCAGGCTCTCTCGGCGAGCGCTTCTGCACAGTCGGCGGCTTCTTCCGCGAACTCGACAGCCCAATCCACGGCAGCTACTCAGGCTGATGCCGCCGCAACCATTGCTCGCGTGACAAGTTCAGGCGACAAGTGGGATAACGCCGCGACCAATGTGACCAACAGGGGGTCTTCGTGGGACGATGGCGCAAGGCTCGCCCAGTCCATCTCGATAGTGAACGGTTTACCCGTGTTCACCATCGACGGGCACACGTATACCTTTTCGACGAAAACCGGCACGTTCGTTGATTCCGAAGCCGAGTCCGAAACCACAAAATAGCTTATATATATAAGGAGTATGAAGCATGGCTGAGTCTACTCTTCCTTCCGAGTATCGTCTCACTGAGATTACGCTTGACAATGTGAATGACCATATTGACCCGATTCGCGTTGCTGGCGGCGACATTGCCGGACGTCTGGTCAAAGTGATTTATCCCGACGTATACGATAGTGGAAACACCCCCCGTCTCGCTTATAATCCGAACCCGGATAGCAACGCTTCGGGCGGATATATTTCGGCAACGCAGACCGGCACAGTCGTATCCGGTGGCAGATACGCCGTTTTCCCTCTACCACGCAACGTCTTCAGATACCCTACCGGCGCGCTCGCCTTCGAGTTGTCTGACAAGAGCGGTAACGTCGTATCCTCCCGTCGTATCCCGCTTATCGTCGAAGAACCCGTCGTGAACGCCGACGGCGGCGAAGCATATGATGGCTTGGTAGACTTGCACAACGCAGTAGCCATCGCAGACAGAATCGCGAAAGTCTGGAACAGCAGCTCGAACGCCGTTAACCAAGCCGTGCAAACCGTTAACGCGGCGAAGATTGAAGGTGGTACTACCACTACGCTGAACCCTAACGAGAAGGCTTCTGCTACGTGGTCTGGTAGTGACCTTCAGAAGGTTGTTGACCTCGCTTTGCCACGTGGAGCGTCCGTCGCGTCCATCACCGTGAATCCGATTCAAGCTGACAAGACCGCTTCAGCATCAACCGTCACGACATCCACCGGCGACCTTGCGCTGACGTTGAATATTCCGAAAACAGCAACCATCGACTTCGTGGACGTCAAGAACCTCGACGCGGGCTATGAGGCTACAGCTTCCCTCGGTCGTAACATCGATGGCAATTATAACCTTATTCTCGGTATTCCGAAAGGCGATAAAGGCGACAAGGGTGACACCGGTGAGAAAGGCGAGAAGGGCGAGAAAGGCGAGCGCGGCTATAAGGGTGAATCGTGCGAGAACCTGATTCCTACTTACTACGCTGGTGAGGGTGGTTCGAACGGTTGGCTCCTCAGCACAAGGCTCGCCGCGAACGGCAGTATGACGGACAACGAGGAGTACGCCGCTAGCCCTCAGATTGAGGTGGAAGGCGGTTCCTCCTACACGTTCACCATGTGGGGTGGTATCTCGAGCGTGTCCGGCGAAGTGACCGTCTGCTTCTACAAGTCCGATACTTCACTCATGTCGAGACAAGGTATCCAGCTCGCTAAGTCCGTGGTTGGCGGACAGTCGTACACGTTCAAAACCCCGGACGACGCCCGATACGTGCGTATCGGACTTCACACGCCTGAACTTGGAAAGAATCCGCTCACGTCGGGCTATAGGGCGAAGCTTGAATATGGCGAAGTCACGTCCAAAGCCATCTGGTCTCCATGCCCGCTCGACGTCATCGTCGGAGCAACCGTCACCGCCGAAAAAGGCGAGGACGCTGCTGTCGAGGTTGACTTGACGAACAACAATCTCGGCCTGAAATTCACACTACCCCAAGGTGAGAAAGGTGAGAAGGGAGATAAGGGCGATACTGGGGATACCGGACCTCAGGGCGAGAAGGGCGACACTGGGGACACTGGCCCTCAGGGAGCTCAAGGCGAAAAAGGCGAGAAGGGAGAGAAAGGCGACCCCGGCGACGGTGGAGCTGTAGCAACTG